TTTGTTGAAGTTTCTTTGGCAATGTCTTTTGCTTTGCAGTTAGACCATTCATTTTCTTTTTACCGTTTTTCTTTTTATGCTTTCCTGGCATTTTATTATCCTTCCTATTTTACTACCTGATAACCTGAATCTGTTATTATCTTTCTAACTTCTATCAAGTCTAAAGGCACTTTGTCTTTTATTGTTATTATTATAACACCTTTTTTTAAATCTACTTTTACACTCTCTACAGCTTCTAGTTTAGATATATTCTTTTTTATACCTTGAGCACAAAAAGAACACACCATCCCTTTAACTTCTATCTGCACAGAAGTTGGCATAGCAAAGACAAGACTTAAAAATAATAGTATTTTATACATTTACTTTTTTTTCTTTCTATTATGCATTCTTCTAATAGCATCTTTACCAGCCTTAGCTATCTTAGCTTGTTGTGGTTTCTTAGCTACTTTAGCTCTTTGCTCTAGAACAGTTAGTATCTGTATCTTTCTAGCAAAAGGCTTTCTTATCTTCTTAACTTTAGCTACAGTTGCTCTAGCATCTGCAGGCGTAGCAAACTTTATTCTTACTGTATCCTTAGGATTCTCATCTGTATATAATCTTCTACCAGAACCTTTAGGCTTTTTACCAGTCCCTACTTTTGGGTCTCTCTTCTTCCTTTTCTTCATTTCTTTTTACGCCTTGTAGTAGTCTTCTTCTTCTTGCCACCTCTGATCAAATCAGCATCAGCTTTTCTAGCACCACCTTTGCCAGTAGCAAAGCTTCTTACTCTACCTGCAGCCCATTGATGAGCAGATACTCCAGGTCTACTACCACTGGAATAGTACGCCCCCAACCCTCTCGAGTACACCTTAGATAAGGTTGATTTAGATATACCAGAACTCTTAGAGTACTTTGCTAGTACTGCAGCTTTACTGCCTCCAGTAGATTTCTTTTTAGGACTTGCTTTTTTTCTTACGCTTTTTTTTCTTGTTGCCACTATTCTTCCTCACTTCCGATATAGCATCCATCATAGCTGGAGTTAGCTTTCCCTCTCTGTAAAGCCTTCTTGTTCTCATTATCTCAGCCTCACTAGCAGATGGATTCTTAGAACCTCTCACGTACTTAAGTGGAGTTCCTCTTTTTGTTTTAGGTACTTTTTTAAATCTTCTTCTAGACATTACTTCTTCTTAGTTTTGTGAACTTTCTGAACATCAAAGCTAGCCATTAAAGATGCACCTTTATGTGCTTTAAACTTGCCAGTATGTTTCATTAGTTTATAATTATTCTTACCTTTTTTCATCCAATGAAAGCCAGTAGGTGCTTTTACTTTTTTAATCATACTAATCTCTCCTTATTCTAATAATTTATTTATTAAAGAAACTACTCTAGGTAACGCTTCTTGTCTGCTTTTTCTTTTATCTAGTAAGCCACCTGGAGTCATAGGTAACTCCATTAATGGTCTGCCTCCAGATATAGTTTTTTGAGTATACTCTTCTACTCCTCTTAATATTTTTAATAGCTCTTCTTTTTCTAATGCAAGTTTTTGAAACTCATCAGCATCAAAAGGTTTGCTTTCAAACTCTCTAAACTTAGAACCGTAATCTTCAAATCTTTTTACTTGCTCTTTTCCTAAAACTTTTTTTATCCTATCAATATTAGACATTCCAGTAAGAGGACTTTGGGTAGCCTCTTCCATTGTTTTTGGAGTCGCCTTTATAACATCTGATAATCTAGGAGGAGTTTTTGTTCTAGTCATATTTTTTAAAACTCTAGCTAGAGATGGAACAACATTAGCTCTAGTCGTCATACCCATTGCTAAGTCTTGTACATCTCCTAGAGTCAAAGGCTTTGTAGGTTGTCCAAAAATATTTGTATCAGCTTCAGCTAAAACCCTACCTCTAGACCTTTGCTCTGCCTCCATTGCTGATTGCAATAAGTCTGACACAACTTGCTTTCCAGTTGGCAAATCACCAGAAGTCATAAATCTGCCTCCAGTTAACAAACCTAAAAGTGTATTTTCATTTCCGTTCATTCTATATTCTCCATTTCTAATCCAGCCTCTTCTGTTCTAACCCTTAAGGCTTTTTGTATAATTTTTTGATAACCTCTTTGAAAGTTAATATCATCTCCAGTTATTATAAACTCTGGGAACTTTTGATTCCATTCTCTAATATTACTTATCGCTTCACTAGACCTACCATCTAAAAGCAAATCTATTTGATCAGACACTATTCTTGATCTTCGTTGTTTTATGGTTTCTATTTTTTGCTGTGGAGTTTGTAATTTACTAATTAATCTAGAAGGAACAGAACCAAATATTGGTGCGATAGGCTTTAGACTTCTTCTTAATGCTATCTCTCCAACACCAAAAGTATCTAAGTTCTTTTGCAAAGCTACCAATCCATCGTATAGTTTATTTACATCACTTGCTACAACTGGAGTAAATGTCCAAGATAAATCACCAACCAAATCTTCTCCATCAATTATATCTCCAAGCACTCCAAAAGCACCAACAGCTAACATGCTATCAAGTATAAAATCCATTCCTTCTTTGTTTTCAGAAAAACTTTTTTCTCCAGTAAGCTTTTCTAAATATATTTCTCTAAATTTATTTACAGCATATCCACCAGCTACACCACCCAATCCTAATCTCATAAGAGCAGTAATGTTGCCAGCTTTAACCTCTCTTGACAAAACTTCATTAATATAATTTACTTGCTTGTAACCAAATCTTTTAAATATAATAAAAGGTCTCCACTTTGGTTCATTAAAAAAGATGGGGTCGCTAAGTATATTTTTTTGAAGCTGACTGTCTCTAGCAAACTTAAACATACCAGCAGAAAGCTTCTCAGATGACAATGCTTTTGATGGATCAATGTCAAATCTTTTTAAATTTGTTATAGCCCAATTTTTTCTAGCTTTTATAGAAGATGTATTTGCTATTCTATGTAAATCTTTTAGAAACATTTCTGCTGTAGAAGCAGCAAGAAGATTATTAAAATAGTTAATACCTTTAAAACCAGATAAGGTTGCTAATGCGTTTGATATATTTAATAATGAATTCTTAGGATTTTTTACAGCTTCCTTTACAGACCTTTTTATTCCATCTGCAGATCTTAATTCTAGATTAGTTCCCAACAAAACATCTAATGCATTGTGATATGTAGAGCCAGTTGCTTCTAATTTTTTTCTATAATCTTTATTTAAAAGTTTAAATGCACTTTTAAAAGTTCTATAATAACCAGCTTCTATTGCAGTAGATATTGCAAACTGACTTAAGTTTGGTATAGTAGCAGTTCCTAAAGCTATCTTAGTTCCCATTTCAAATGCCATGACATTCTCTGCTATTTTTTTACCAGTAGGAGAATAGTTTTTAAATGGATCAGATTCTATTTGACCAGTAAAGCTTTGCCAAACAGTATTCATAGCTCTTGCTTCTGATGGATTTTTTTCAGCTATTTCTTTTAGTAGAGACTCTGCTCTTTCTCCTTTTCTTCCAAACAAAGATGCTATTTCAACTCTTCTAGCTAACTTCATATTATATGCTGTTGAAACTTTTAAAGCATCTCTTTCTAATATTTCTTCTGGAAGATTAAGTCTTCTTTTCTTTTCAAGGTTTCCAAATGGACTTAACTGCTGTACAAATAATTCATTTTGTAACTGCTTGTATGCATCAAAAGCATTTAAATTATTTTCTCTCATTACATACTTCATCACATTTCTAGATTCTTTGCTAAACTCTGTATCTACTTTTCTCATTACAAACTTATTTAGCTCTTTTACAATCTCTGGACTGTAGCCATCATCTAAAAGCTGACCTCTTTTTGAGACCATTGACATAAAATCATTATTTATAACCTCAGATATAGAACGCTTTATCATTTGTGGAAAATAGTCTTGTCTGTACTGAGCAACTTTTATACCTTTTGAATCAGCGTAATTATACATATCGTCATATATACTTCTAACTTCTTTTGCTATCAAAGATATTTTTCTATCAGGAGACCCTTTGTTTTCCATAGCACTTGCGACACTATTTAAATCTTTATCGTTTAAAGTTCTTAATGCCTTATCAATTCTATTTTGATACCTTTCAAAGGTAAGTTTGGTGGCTATATCTGCTTTTTCAATATTGTCTACTATAACTCTAGATTGTAAAGCCTTTGCTCTTTTTTTAGCTGGCACTAAAAATCTTACTAATGAAGGTGGCAAAGCATGTTCAATAAAAGTTTTTTGAGGTAAGTCTGCAAGATCTAAATACTTGTTTTTATACTCTCTAATTCTATAATCTGCTGTAATATTTTTAGCATAATTTACAAGCTGTACATTATCCATGTCAGATAATTTAATATTACCTTTTATCTTATCACCTACAGCATATCTTCTTTGAGTTTGTATCTGGTCTTTTGTATAACCACTTTCTACCTCATACAATCTATATTTATCCAGAAGTAAATCTCTAGAATCTGATGTTGTATATAGTTTTCTAAAATTTTCAGATGTAAGTGTACTTTTAGACTTGTTTGCTTTATTAACAAGGTTAAATCTTTTTACATTATCTTTTCCTACGTTTACGCTTTTTATTGTAACAACATCTGAAGGGTTATCTTTTCTTCTATATAACGTAGTGCCTTGCTGCATTTTTAATTCTTGTTCAACTTGATCAGCAGCTAATCTAGTTGTTAATTGTTCTAATTCTGTTTTTCTCTCTAATGAAATTTTTGGTCTCTCTGTTAATCCTATTTTTCTAGAAGCTAAAGATAATCCAGCAGCAGCAGTTCCTAATCCCATAACTGTGCCAACAGAATATACAAAATCTTGTGGAGTTGGAGCTCTTCCCTCTAATACTGGAGAAATGACTCCAAAAGCAGTACCTTCTTGTAATGTTTTTACAGCTCTGCTAGTTCCTTTTATATCTGCTCTTGCCCCTATACCACCAGTTACAGCCCCTAACAAAGCTCCTTTACCAGCTTCTGTTAAAACTTGATTGTAATCTATTTGTCCTTTTTGAATTTCTTGACTTAATGCACTAGCTATACCAGAGTAAGTACCAAATCCAGTTGCTCCAGTAACCACTCTATTTATCCCACCATTTACTATTGCTCTAGTAGATTTTTTACTTACACCAGACCTAAGTAACTGTTTAGTAGCCATAGTTCCAGCTCTTTTAGCTGCAGCTTTTACAGCTAAACCACCCACACCACCACCAGCTATTGTAGTAACTAAGTCAGCAGGCATTAAAAAACTAACTAAAGAAGAGCCTATATCATCAAGTATTTTAGGATCATATTTTTCTAAATCAAATGGTTTTCTACCTATAGCAAGTTCTCTAGCCATACCAGTAATAGAATTATTGTAACCATCTTTTATAAAATCTGGCAACCAACCAAAAACTCTTTGCTCAAAGTTTTCAGTCTTTACATACTCTTGTGGTGCTATTACTGGTTTTTGTTGCTTTCTTCTTCGTTCTAATTCAAGCTGAACTAAACTTAAGTTTTTTTGTAAATACTCAGACATCTATTACTCGTTATAATAGTTTTGCAAAGCCCTATATCCTTCTCTTGTATTTAAAGCTTCTGCAGATTCAAATCCCAGTTCTCTAGCAAGAACATCTAAAAATTCAAATCTAGGAGCTGTTTGAGCAAATATTCCTCTTTGTGCTGCTCTTGGATTAGGTACAAAATCTTCTTTAATTTTAATTAATCTTCTTAAAATAGATGGAGTTATTTCTTTACCTACTAATCCTTGAGGTACTCCTGCAACTGAAGGTGCTGTAACTTTTATAGTGGTCTGTCTGTTTTGAGGTATTATAATATCAGATAAACTTTGCACTGGTTCTGCAACAGTAGATACGCTAGGTATCTGTTCTTTTATTGCTGAGTCTATTTCATCTAGCTCTTGAGTTGTCATATTAGCTAAATCTTCTGCTGTAAAATCTTCTCCACGTGAAATTTTTTGTCTAACCAATGATTGCATATTTGACCTAACAGTAGGGCTATATGGAGACTTTCTAGATTTTATTCCCTCTATCAAAGCATCTCTTTGAATAGTCAATGCTTGTATATTTTGATTTACTAAATCACTAGCCTCTGTGTTGTTAGCTGCTAAATCTGTCTGTTTAGCATCATTTAATTCTTTATCAAGATTAATTAGTCTTTTATTTATTTCTTGCAAGTTAACTAAATCTAGTTCATCGTCTTGACTTATATCTTGCATTGCTTGAGATGTTATTCTATTATAAACTCTTTGATAAGATGCTTCATCACTTTGATCAGAGCTTCTTAATAAAATATTATATGCGTTTTCGTTTATAAGACCAGAATCAAAAAGAGTTTTTATTTCTGACTGTCTAAACCCTGCAGCAGTCTCTGCTTTATTAATAATCGCATCTAAAGCATCTACTGAAATTGGATCTTTTACTCTTGTTTTAAACTGATTAGCCAATCTTTTTTTATCAGTAAAACTATCTGCTTCATCAACAAGATTAATAAGTCTACTATCCAACTCTCTAGTTTCTTGCTTTACTCTTTCTCTGTTTTGAAGAACCATTTGCTCTTCAAAATCTAGTCTATTTTGTCTATCTAATCTTCTTTGATATCTTTGTTGATCTTCTTGTTGAGCAAGCTGTCTGTTTTGAAAATTTAAATTATCTTGTCTAGTTTGTTCAAAGTTTGCTTGATTTCTTTCTATTTCATCCAATCTATCAAATCTAGCTTGTTCTATTTGTTGCAATCTATCTTGTCTAGCAATTTCATTTTGCAATAAACTAGGAATTGTTTCGTTTAATAATTTATTTAATGGTGATTCAAATGTAAATCCATTAGCCATATTTATCTCCTAATAAATACTCATTGAGTTTGTATTTAAATTTAATTCTTCTTCTTTCATAGGATCTGTTCCACCAGCCATGCCTGCTGCTCCAACACCAAAAGCTCCTTGTTGTGGCATTGGGGTAGTTCTAGAACCACCAGTTGGGTCTAATTGTTGTATTCTTCTAGCTTGAGCAAAAACTCCAGTTAAGTAATTTTGTAATAAGCCAGTTAAACCAGCTCTTTCTCGACCAGCTTGTTGCTGTATGCCAAACATACCTTGATCTCTTCTTTGCATTATATCAGATAAACTTTGATTAGCTCTTTCTCTGCTTTGCTCTATTTGTCTTTGAGTAACTCCTGAACCAGCAAAACCAGCCTGACCAGCTGCCTGACCTATTTGTCTTGTTGCTTGTCCTAAACTTTGACCAAGCCCTTGAAATCCAGATTGAAACTGAGATTGTAAAAATCCTTCTCTTGTTGCTTGTCTGCTTTGAATTTCTTTTGCAGCATCTACAAGTCTTTGTTGATTAAAAGGCTGAAAAAACTGTCCAAACTGTTGAGCTTGATTTCCAGTAAATCCTAAAGATGCAGCTATCTGAGTTGGGTCTTGTTGAAATAATGCAGCTTGGTCTTGCAAGCCAGCTTGTTCTAATAATTCTTGAAATGTCATAATATTACCTTTTTAATCTAACCAAATGGATTGTAACCAGAGCTACTACCCATCATAAAACTACCTCTTCTAGAACTTAAAGGATTGATGCTAGGAAACCTATCTTGTAACTCTAATAACTGCATCCCCCTCTGATAAGAACTTGGTGTTACGCTTTGTATTGGAAGCCTCATTCTGTCTCTTATTGGTTCAAGTAAATCTACTGTTTTAGGTGGATTTAAAGCAGTAGCAGAATCTGCTAGTTGAGTAGTAGGATTAAACATACCTTGTAAAAGACCACCTGCACTATATCCAGTAATAGCATCTCCAAAAGCACTAGTTAATTGTTTTTGTTTAAAATTTTGCTCTGCTTCATTTAAAAATCTATTTATATCTTGAACTGCTCCAGAAACACTTTCTCTTGCTCCTTGAAAAAACATTCCTCCACCCAATCTAGATCTAACATCATCTAAGGATAAATCACCAGATACTTTTTGACCAGCAAAACTTCCTAGCCCAGCACCTAAAGCAGTACCAGCTCTTATTGACAACCCACCAGTAAGAGGAGCTAATGCTGCACCAGCTAATCCACCAAGAATCCCTCCAATTAATCTACCCCTTCCTCTTTTTCTTTCTTGTTCTGCAGCTTCATACTCTCTATCTTCTTGCTGGTCTTTTATATCTCGTCTAGCAGCAAGTATATCTTGTCTTTCATCTGCAGCAACACCAGTTAAGTTAGTAAAAGCTTCAGAAAGCCCAACAGATTGACCAGCTCTTATACCAGCTAATATTTCTTCTAAAGTCATTTTAACTCCTTATAAATTCTAAATAGTGCCAAGCACCAAGTTCTTTTCTATAAAGTCTAAGTTTACCATCAGGTGTCTTGACTATTCTTTCTTCGCCATCATTGCCAGAGTTACTAGCTGGATAGCCTTTTTGTAGTTTTGTTTTAACTCCTTTAGAGTTATATAAAAATCTTTTTTCTCTGTCCACTATGTAACCTTCTTATAAATAGGTCTGTATTCTACAGATACATTTGTAATCTTACTTTTAGTGTTTCCATTTAAATCTAAATGCACTTGAAAAGAAGAACATTCTACTGGAAGATTACCAGTTAATCTTGTTACAAAAAAAAGATTACTGGTATCTGGTAAAGTACCAACAACAAAATCGCTACTAGTGCTTTCTGTTGATACTCCAGCTGCAGTAGTAAAAAACATTCTTACTCCATCAGTATGAGCTGCACCATTAGCATGCTCTACTGTTACTGCGTAAACTTTTTTAACAACTCCAGGTAATCCAAAATCATCATTTTTTAATTTAATCTCTACATTATTATCATCATCTGGGTCACCATCGTAAACTAATATTTCGTTTGTTGATGAACCAACAGCTAGCTGGTTATGACCATCTGTTATAAAATTAGTATTGACTGCATTAGCCATAATATCTTCAACAAATGTAAATGATCTGCTAATAAAACTGTATATAAAAGCATCAGTAGAATCACCAACCTCTGAATCTGTTTGACAGCTTCTTAATAAAATTAAATGTTTTTTGCTTGGCTCATAACCCAATATGGATGTATCGCTAAAAATACCATCCCAGCTTTTAGTGCTAGAATCTGAGTACAATATTTTATCTTGCAAGTTAACTATTCTAGAACCATCATATAAATACAAACCATTTTTATTTGCCCATGCTATTCCAATATCTGTTTTAACAACAGCACCATGAAAACTAACTCCCATATTTTTATACTCTGCTTCTAAAAACCATTGAGTATCAGAGCCACCTCCTATGTTTATAACATATAAAGTTTTTTCTTTATAAGCTAATAATCTATCAGCATATGATTCTAATTTTATAAACTCTTCTCCATCATTTACACCTATATCTAAAAAATTAAATTCTGGGAATGTATCAAATTTATTTATTTCACTATATCTAATAGTATCGCCTCTATTTTCAAGAATGCCCTCTTCATTTGTATACCTTACATTTGCTATAAAAGCTCTTCTATTGCTTATAACGCTAGTTTGATACTTTTCTCCAGCTAAACCAATACTTATAAAAGATGCATCTTGGTTGTAACCATTTAACGATTCGTAAGTGTCTGCATTTATAGATGTGCTAACAAACTCAGAAAAAGCAAAAGGTGCACTTGCATACTCAAGGCTCCAACTTGTAAAGGCTCCATCAATAGTTGGTTTTGTCCCATTAACAAAACTTATTTCTCCAAAAAATATAAAAGCACCATCTGTCCCTTGCTCTCTAAAATATATTCTTCCTCCTTTTATACTACCAGCGTAAGTCGTGCTAGAATGATTTTCTGTTGCTAAAACTGTGCAAGTAATTTTTTGATTAGCAGTAACAGTAAGTTCTCCAGATAGTATATAAGGTAAAGACTCTTGATCGTTATCATATAAAAATGTAGTAGCAAACTCATAATCTCCAGCGACCCAACTACCACCAGATGATACTGCAAAATGTAAATTAAACCCAGTTCCTGCAGCTGGATATATTCCATATGATTCGCTAGAACTAAAAGTAGCTGAACCAGCACCAGTTGCTAATGTAGTTGTATTTGTTCTGCTTGCAATAGTATCAACAGATGAGTCTGAAGAGTTTACAGCTAAATAGGTTCCAGTTCCAAGCTCTGTATTTGTTGAGTCGGGAAAAGAACTAGATGTGCTAGATACTAATTGAGTATCACTACCACTAGAAACACTTCCTTTCATTCCTATACTACAAATACCTCTAGTAGGTTTGCTTAGCTTTGTATCTAAATCTTGAAATCCAGTTGCACCAGCATACCCTCCAGGAGTTTGACTGCTACCAGAAGAGTTTCTCCATCTATCTGTAGTTTTAAAAAATCCATACTTTTTAATACTTGTAGATGTGTTAGCAACATTTGTATCACAAGCTCTAATTATTCCATCTGCAATATGAAATATTACTTTGCCTTGTTCGCTTCCAGTAACAGAGCCAAGATCTATAGCTGAAGCATAAGAACCAGAACCATCAGACCTATTTACAATACACTTTGATCCATTATCAGCATTAGTAAAAAAAGTAGATAGGGTAGGAGTATTTGTATTACTAGTATTGTAATCAAACCTAGCTTGAAATAATCCATACCCAGCTTGAGTAGCATTTACACTAGGGTCTTGATAGTTAGTATCATCATCTGCAAACTTACCACAAGTCTTAACAACACCAAGCTCATCCACCATAACATTTTGAGCTAACACCATTTCGTTATCAGCTATATCACGAGGACTAGCAATCGTATTTTGACCACCTTCAAATCTACTATATGTTTTTGATCTTTTAGGCATTATTCCTTAATCTCAAAGTGAACTAAATCGTCAAAGTTATTATCTTTGGTTTGGGTGTCCATATCCCAGTCTCCACCCCATCTTATCTTGATTCCCATTTGGGAAGCAATTCCCAAAACATAACCAGCAAAGTAGTGAAACCTATCACGATCCCTCCAATCAATAGGATAGGGAGCGACATCAACAGCAACACTAGGGCTTTTATTATGTTTACCATTAGGGAATTTAACTTTGCTATTTCCTTTATTATATGCTTCATCTTGTTTTTTCTGACCTCTATGTCCCTCTATGATCGTACAATCAAAATGTTTTACAACTTCCTCAAAAAGTTCTACTAATCTATCATCACAAGTATTTAACCTTGATTTACTTCTTGTACTAAATCTAGGCATTACTTGCTTAAGACTTTTCCCATTACATCTTCAAATACATTGTAGATAGCAGCTATGACTTTCTCTTCTGTATCTTCATTGATAATAGGTATGTTAACATTCTTGTTTAGTTCGTCAATAATCTTTGCTTTGTTATCATCGTTAAACAAATATTCCATAATCATTTTTTGAATCATTATTTTCTCCTGATCTCATTATTTATTTTAATTACTAAATACACTAATGTAGCAAGTGAAACAGCCATCTGTAAAGTCATTGGCAAGTTTACCCACCAGACTCCAACTCCAACAATACCATTTGCGACTGTTTTAGTTGTATCAATCATTATGATTTACCATTCATCCTTCCCTTGATGTATGATAGGTCATCTGTTACATCATTTAGTTCAGATACAATGGCTTCTCTATGTCTTTGACTTGTATCATCTGACTTGTTCCACCTATCTAACATTTTTAAGACAATGCTCTCCACGTTACTCATTTTAGTTTCTAGTTTTGCATTAGCTTGTCTTATCAAATCTAAATCTTCGTTTTGAAGTTTTTGACTAGACATTAAATTTAAAACCATGTAACCAAATAGTATTATTACTACCCCTACAGCTCCATATTCTGCGTATGTTTCGAACATTATCTATCCTATCATTTATTCTTTATCTTCAGAATCCTTTTCTAAAGATGCTTTTAGTGCATCAACAAAGGCTTGTTTTCCAAAGTTAAGTTGTTGAAGATTAAAAGTAGATGAATTAATCTTTCTCTCTAAATCAGCAACATGATCTACCATGACCTTTTGCTCTTGAGTTAAATCATCTATTAAATATTCTTTCTCGTCTATTTTTAAAACAGCTTCTTTTTTTTGTTCTTTTGCCATTTTATCTCCTATTTTTCTATTATGCTAGAATCTCCTAGCGTTATTCTCATGTTCATCATTAGCGAATCTAATTCAAACATAGATCTTACTAATTCTTCGTTTAGATCTTCTTTGCTTTTACCAAAATAAAATTCGTCAGCACAGCTAACAAAAATAATCATCAGTAAACAAGCAAATAAGAATCCATAAAAAAATTTGTTAAACCTTTTAGTCATTCTTACAACTGCAACAGCAACAGCATTCACAATTATTTCTTACCAAGGTACACCATTGCCTTCTGTAGCTGCAGGTGGATTCTCTTGTGCATCTATTTTAGCTGCAATATCATCTTCTACTTGTTTTACTTTATCTTTTCCCAAAATAGATTTTACCCATCCAACAACCGTATCTTCAGTCAAGTCATCATACTCAACAAAGTCTACACTTGCCCAAGGGTCTTTAGCTTCTACTGCTTTCACAGCTGGTGTTTTAATATCGCCTACTTTTACTGCTTTATCAGCGAGTAAAGTGTCTTTATCTGTATACAATACTGCATCTTTTGCTTCTACAGCTTCTACTTTTTCTAAATCAAGTTGTACGCTTTGACTATTAACTGCATAGTACTCTTTATCTCCAACCTTTTTAGAACCTAAAACAGTGTAATTTACTTTATAGACAACTTTATCTTTACTGTGTTTAGATAGATAGTATTGCAAATTATCCATTTTCCATGTTACTGTCATTATAATCTCCTAATTTATTTAACAAACCACAGTTCTACTGTGTCTGATATATCTTTCATTTTAATCCAATTACTTGCTACTGGCTGACCTTTTGTAACTGGTAACTGCCCCATAATTCCAACTACATTCCATTCTTCTCTATCTCCTCTTGGGATATATTCTATTGAATCATCATAGTCTGGATTTTCAATTTCATTACCATTTTCGCCAATTAATTTTTTTCCATAATCATCAACTAACCATCTCTTTTTCCATTCAAATTCAGCACCTCCAGCTATAACAGATGGGTCAGCAGATATTACACCTATGGGAGTGTCTCCACTTTCACAAGGCACAACCTTATCGCCATCAAGTTTTACAGATGTTCCAAATGGAATTGCCTTTCCATCTTTAGACTCAAAATACTCTGCGTAGTCTGGACTTCCACTTGCTTGATGTGTACCAGATGTAACAAAGTTTCCACTATCATTTATAGACATAACTGCTGATGCAAGAGTATCATCATCAGTAGTTCTTCCAGTTGTAAAAAATGTAGCTTTAGTTCTTGGAAAATTATTGCCGGGGTCTTGATACCTACTTAAACCAATACCAAAATTTGAACCTTTTTCTGAACCAGAGAATCCAGTACTCCATTTTTGCAACTTATGAATAGTAGTGTCTACACTTACTCCATATTTAACCACTTGAAGTCTTTGGTCTGGTGTTGTTCCAGTATGAACTGTTCCATCAGAAAAATTACCAATTCCGACATTCCCACCATTTGGTTGCATATTTATATGATAAGTCTGTGAAAGGTTGCTTCTATCTGCCCCTTGAATCCATATTGGGTATGGGTCTGCACCCTGACCAATATCAAGAACTGAATTGTATGTTGAATCAAATCTTGCTATTGCAGTTGGTGCAGTACCAGATGTTGCTGGATTTCCAGTAGCACCTACAACATGGAGCTTTGTTAAAGGACCATTTTTATTTATACCCACATTCCTTGTATGGTCAAGTCTCATTGCTTCTGCTGTTCCAGTACCATCATTTATATCAAAAATCAAACTTGTTTTTTCTGTGCTACTTGCTTGAATAACAGCTTTTATATCAGCACCAACATGACCTCTATTGTTACCAGAAAATCTTATAATACTACCACTACCAACAGAACTTTGGCTTGTATCCAATGTTAATGTTTCATCAGCGGAACCAGAAGTTGTGGTTCTAATATGTAATTGACCAGTTGGTGCGCATCCAATACCAACCTTTCCAGAGCTGTCTATTCTCATGGCTTCTGTAATATTATCACTAATTCTTGTTTTGAATATTAAAGCACCTTTAGTTGCACCACCATCCCTATCAGCAGAAATACTTGCTCTTGCAGTTACCCCATCGCCTTGGTCACTTTGAAAACTAATAGCTGGTACATGACTTTCAGCAGTAGATGATGTTCCTAATGCTCTTAATTTTATTCCAACGTCATTGCCACCAGATGAACTAAAAATTTCAAGCTCTTCATCTGGGCTTGAACTATTTATACCAACTTTGCCATCATGGTTAAATCTTACTAACTCTGTACCACCAGAATGAACTTTAAAAACATGGTCGCCATTATCTCCACTTGAATCATTAAAAGCAGAATTATAAGTTAAATCTCCATCGCTAACTAACTGCCCACCAGCTACTCCATGTTCACCAACTTCTAATGTTCCTTGTGGTATTATTACTCTTCCAGAACTCAATATTTTCAAAGATTCAGCTAAACTTCCACCAGTAGCCTCTGTATTAAATATTATATTTCCACTATCATTTGCACCATCTGTATTAAATGTTATCGATGCTAATTCTGCATCTACTGAGTTACCAGCTGTGATTCTTCCAATTAATTGTGATGCGTTATTATCAGTTCTTAAAATAGATAAGCCTTGACCACCACCACTTGCTGGGGTTGTTATTTGTAAAGGGTCAGCAGTTCCACTTGCTGGAGCTGCACCAACACCTACTAAAGCATTTGTGCTATCAACTGTTAATACTGCTGTGCCGTCTGCTTGTGATACCTCGAAAGCATTTGTATCATTAGAGCCAGGTATAATCTCTACTTTATTAGTAGCTAATTTTATTCCAAATGTTGTGCCATTATCTCCATCTTTTACACTTACTAAAGTGTTAGCATTGCCTCCACCATCTCTATCTACATGAAGTAGTTGCTCGTAACTACTTGCTATTGTTTGTCCATTTAAACTTGCCATAATTTTTTATCCCGTATGTTCTTCCCACTTAACATTATCTTCTTCCCAGTTAAGTTGAGTAATATTCCAAATAACGTCATATATTGACTTTAAAAAGTTTAGTTGTGTTCTAGCCCAGGTAATCATTATTCTTTTAACGCCACCATATTACTAGCAGTTGTACCACTTTGATATACTTGAGTTATTTGTATAGGTAATATTTGACCACTTGCTACATTGCTAAAAGTAATGCCAGATCCACTTGTGCCCATATTAACTTTAACATTTCCACCAGTTCCAACATATAAAGCATTATGACTCAAAGAAGTATGATTGCCACTACTTATATCTATAGCAACTGCAGTTCCATATATCATATCAGCTAAAGATGCTTGAGCTCCCTCTGTTGCAGTTTTTATATCATTGGTATCAGAATCTATTGTGCCAAGCAAGGTAACAGCTGGATCATCAGATGCTAAAGTAACTCTTTGCACACCACCTGCAACAGAACCTGCACCTCCAACTATATCAGTACCAGCTATGTTATTATTAACATTTAAATAGTTACCATCAACAGCATTGTCTAATAATTCTACTGCAGTCTCTATTGCTTCAGTATCAACTTTGATTGTATCTAATACAGAATCTATCTCAGTATTTTTTACAAGAATATTATCTAATACAGAATCAAGTGTATCTATTTTAGAGTTAGTAGATGTTATTAATGTTTCTATTGCAGCAGCATCTGTTCTTATAGCATCAGTATCTGCATCAATGCCAGTCAATAATGTTTCTATAGCTGCAGCATCTGTCTCTATTGCAGTAAGAGTAGTTTCAATAACATCTTGCTTTGCTTCAGTAGCAGCTCCACTAGGTAAAGCAGTAGATAAAGCATCTACTTGTAAATGTCCATCACTATCTACCAAAGGAACATAACTAGTACCACTACCATCTTTAGTAGTGTTACTAAATACCAACATACTGTCTTCAGCTTTGTCAGTATGCACCTCTATAGTTATATCTGAACCTTCTGTTTTTAAAGTTACGTTATCTATATCTACTTTTAAAGCATCTTCTCCAGAGTTCAAAACTTTGTTTAGAACTTCTTTTGTTTGAAATTTTGGGAATCCAGCCATATTAAACTCCTATTACCTCCACCACCGTCTCAAAGACCATTATCTTAAATCTGCTGGCATCACTCTTCTTGGTGCACCAGTCTTATCACGCTTCTTCATACCATATCTCTTGGTTAGCTCATTATATTTATTTTCATGAGCTCTAGCCATAGTCATAGCAACAGAAGCAATATTGCCATCACTTGTTGTACCAGCTCTATCTTGGTACAGTCTAAATTTTACATAATCAATCAAAGCAGTATGCATGCTATTATCAATATCTGGAGTATCTGTTAATGCAGATACAGCATCAGGTTCTCCAGAATAGTGTATTAAAACACCATTAGTTACTGCTTCATCTATAGGTTTATAATCTCCTAACTGTTGATGAACAGTATCTGAATCGCTACCTTTTGTTGTAACAATAGCAAGGTGATCGCCAACGATATACCAAGCTATAAAATCTTCTGGTCTATTATAACTACTAGCCATTAGTCTATGTCCGTTGTTTGTATTTCATTATTAATTAATCTAGGTATCTTTGTATAATCTCCAGCAGAATCCATAAAGTCTAATCTATAAACTTTATTTATTTCTACACCAGCATTAGCATCGCTAAGTGTATACCATTGTTGATCAGCTACAGTACTAAGCTTTGCATATTCTATTTTAGTATTATACTTGCCAAGTTCTACAAGAGCTTCGTTAATTAAATTAATTACGTAAGTTTCTGGAGCATCAGGAAAAGTCTGTCTTACTCTAGATAAAATTTGTTTTACTGTTAACTTGTGTACAGCCATTAGTCAGAATCCTTTCCAAGCATACCTATTTGAGTCCAAGTTCTAGTTTCACTTTCCCAATTATTGCTAGCATCTAAAAAAGAACCAGATAAAATAAATGATGGACTTGTATTTAAAGCAACAGCAGTAAAGCTAGGAGATGTATTTAAAGTAACACCAGTAAAAGATGGGCTAGTATTTAAAGTAACTTGAGTAAAGCTGGGGCTTGTATTCAAAGTAACTTGAGTAAAACTAGGACTTGTATTTAATGTTACAGCAGTTAAAGCCATTATGCTCCTCTTAACAACTGAATACCTTTGTCGTAATCAGCTTGTAGTTTTGCTTGCTGTCTTTCATACCATTGATATTCTGTGCTATCTACATTTAATCTTAACTGAACTTCATTGCCATAAGCAGAAGCTATATTTAATTTAGACTGAATCTCATTAGCATATCCAGTTGCAGCATTTATATAACTTGCAGCTACATTTCCTTGAGCACCAACTTGTGCTAATCTTTGAGATACCTCGTTACCAAAAGCTTGCACTTCGTTTGCAGCAGCATTTGCTTCTGCTAAATAAGAGTTACCTAACTGTATTCTAGAATTAGACTCTTCTCTTTTAGCCTGAGCTTGAGCAAGTCTAGCTTGTATTTCACTTCCATAACCATTTGCTTCAGACAAAGAAGCATTGATTTGCTTTATTCTCATATCTCCAATAGCAGTCCACTCTGATAAATGAACTTGAGCTCTAGATAATTCTGTTTGAGCAATATTTAAAGCAGATGTTACTAATTCAATATCTTCATTAGCTTGTGCTCCAAAAGCATCTGTTGTGGTACTAGGTTGATTTCCATTAACAATATCTGAAACTTTATCAACTGCATCTTTTACTCTTGTTAATTGAGAATTGGCAGTAGTAAAGGTATCTTCATCTCCAAATACAGACTCATTATCTGCTGCATCCATTTTATCAAAAACAGCTTCTGCAGCTTCTACTGCTGCTTTCATAGCTGCTAATGCAGTACTTACATCTCCTTCGGTATCTGCTTCACCTAAAGCCAATAAAGCATCACCTTTATCAAACTCAGCGTTAGCAAGTGCAACAGCTGTGTTTATTCTTCCAGCTGCAGTTGTCATAGCAGCTAAAGCAGTATCTACGCTAGAATCTACATTAGTAACAGTCTCGGCTATCTCTACAACAGCTGCATCTATTTGAGTATTTATTAAATCTGCAATAGTAAGTGTTTCGTCTATTTCTGTGTTTATAGCAGTTAAAGCAGTTGTAATATCAGAGTTGCTATGTAAAGCAGAAAGATTTTGATTTAATGCTTTTATAGCTGCATACAATGTAACAAGATATTCATACTCGTCTGGGAAATTAGTTATTGTAGATATTCCACTTGCATCTAAAGGAGAAGATTGACTATAGGTAGGAACTGAAACCATCAATCCATTACCATTTGGAAATATATTTATCTTTCCATCTTGTATATAGTAAGCTGGGTCTGATGTAGTAGCAAACTCCATGTCAGAAGAATCTTGTATTCTACCTCTTTTAAAAGCTGGAACTAACCTACATGGTTGATCTATTGTTCCATCGTTTCTAAGAACATATAATATTTTATGACCTTCAGATGTTGTGGTGCCATCAGTAACAGATGTTTCTTCTGCAACTCGTTCTAGTATAGGACGAGGCATAGCATTTATAACTTCATTAGCACCCTCTGTTATAAAGGTATCTAATGCAGTTTCATCACTAAACGTACCTACTAAATCTACTACTTGTGCACTAAAAGTTGCCATTTATTACATCACTCTTTTTTTCTTATTAGTCTTTTTTTTCTTTTTTTTGGGTTTGGGTTTTTTCTTTCCCATTTTTGAGTTTCCTCCGTAATGATACGGCATTTTCTTTTTTCCTTCCTCCAGTCATTGTGCAACTGGATACTGTTTTAAAACCTTTACCAAACCTACGCATCGAACTTCCAAGCTTGGTCTCTCATCTTATCAATACTTTTTTGTCTATCCATAGTACCAAATTCTATATCAGTTCTCTTAGCTATATCGCTTCTCATAAAAGAATTTGTTGTAAACTTAGGAGCAGACGCTCTCTTCCCACACGATCTACAATAAAACCAGTTTTCTTTATTAGGTTTATTGCAATGTTGACAAACGCTCACGATCCAGATACCACCATAGTCATAACTCTTTCTCCATTCATAGGGCAATGAGATATTGAAATAATTGCATTATCAGTAGAATCTAATGAAACAATGTAATCATAAATTTCTTTTGCTATATGACCAGATGCACTGCTTTTATCTCCACCCTTTGGATCATTAACAAAAACTTTTACGTTTGTATTACTTGAATTATAATTAGCCATTTATTATTCCTTTTCTTTTTGGATTTTTGGGGCTACCTTTTATTGATAGCCCCACAGTATCCATACTGTCAATCCTTATTTATTCGGATTTATTAACCAGCAGCAGTAGCAAATGGAGTTTCAGAAGCGTCCTTAGTCATTCCATGCACGTACCATCTTTCACCATCTGTGAAGATGTCAAACATGTCTCCAGGACTCGCACTTGCAGTACAAGCAATAAAGTCATCGTTGTCAACAGCCTGGTCTCCAGCACCACCATCACCAGTATCTCCTATCAAACCAACAACATCATTACCAGAGCCAAAGTCAATATTAACTTTTTGACCCATTCCTGCATCTGATCCATCAGTATCTTCAGTTAAGACAATCTTAACATACCAACCAGAGCCAGCATCAGAAAGACTTGGAAGGTCAATTTCTGTTGTAGCAGTTGGATTAACAAGAACGATAGATCCACTATGCTTTGCTTCCAAAGCAGTACTAGCAGTTATTTTGGTAATCTTTAATGCGTGTCCAGCTATTCCACTGTTTGCATTTAGGTAATTAGAATATGACATATTTAATCTCCTTATACACTTTCTACTTCATAGAGTGCATGACACTCTGGAAGTGTAACTTCAAGACCAGCCTCAGTAATAACCATATCTTTACGTAAGTCTTCGTCAGTATTCTGTACATTAGTAATAATATGCGTATCACGATTTAAGCCATTACCAACTAATGGTCTATACATCAACTTGCTCATATCAGCCATCAACATAAATCCAGAGGAAAGACCTCTAAACAATGGCTCTTTTACTAAGTGCATTGTTCCATGAACAGTGTCAATAGTCATAATCTTATGACCAAAAGCACCTTGTCTTTCTTCGAAGTTGTAACGATTAACCATATTATTTTGCGATCCCATAGAAGCATCCATGAAAGCACCATCGCCTAACTTGTTAAAGAAAGTAATTACTGGTAATGAAGCAAGTACTAATCTATCTGAAGAACCACCTCTTGCTGGGTCAAAGATAACTTCTAAGTCAGCAAGTAATCTATCATAAGTTAGCTCAGCTTGAGCAACACTACGATAGTAAGGAGTTCCAGATGTATAGGTAAAAGCAGAATCATCAGTTATTGGGTTTGCATTTTTTACAATATGACCAACTAATCCTTCAGTATATTGAACACCACTAACACGAGCTTTTTGTCCAAACAACATTGCACGCTCAATATCTACTTTATGCTCACGTAATTTAGAAGCCCAAATTCTTTCAAACTCATTTGCATATCCACGGTAGCGTGTTGCAATAGCTGTGTTTGATAATTCACAAGCAGTTTTAAAGATTTGAGTAAAACCAAAATCATCTTCTATTTCAGTTGAAAAAGTATCAGGTGAAGCAGAACCTTCAGCAAACGCAGTACCAACAACTTGACATACGTCATTGTTTGCAAGTACATTGTAACCAGAAACATTTGCATTTGAAACGTCAATGATCTTACCAGTAAAAGTACTAGTAGTTCCATCATCGTTTGGAGTGGTTTCTATTCTTACCATTGTTTGAGCATAACCAGAGGTTTCAGCTCCAGTAGTTGTGTTGACAACAAATACCATTCCTTTAATTAGGAAATCAACTGAAGCTCCACCAGATGCAACACCACCAGTAGCAGTATCAGCATCAACAGTAAAAGTGTATGAGCTTCCAGCAGAAACAGCAGAGCCACCATTTACATCAGCAGCTAATAAGAAGTTTCTTGTTGTCATGTTTATTTTTGATCTATTCTCTAGATAGCGAAATACTGAGTCATCAGTAGGAGATTTAGCAACCTGCGAAAGGTATACGAAGAATGGCGATTCTTCTGGAGCCAATTCAGCAACTCGATCACTAAAATCGTATAACCGTCTTCTATCTGGAGCTTGTCCTATACCAGCACTAGCTGCAGCAGCAGTAATATCGCTAGAGAGTTTAATCCCTTGTTTAACAGACATTTTTAATAGCCTCCATTATTCATTTATTTTAAAGTAATCTTCCAGCATTGCCAGCTTTTAAGATTCTATCCCAAGAAACATCTAACTCGCTTTTTACATTAGGTTCTCCACCTTGTAAAACACCAGCAGATCTTGGCATAGCTTGAGTATCGGCTACAGCTTGTATGTTTTCTGATGAGGGAGCATTTTCTCCTTTATTATAAAATTGTCTATAAACATTAATAAGAAAATCAACTGGTAGCTGATCTCTTGGTGTCATAGCAAAATTAATAAAGTCATCTATTTCCTTATCATCGCCCATACCATACTTGCCTTTTAACTCAGTCTTAAGATTTTGCATAGCAACTTGACTTTGGATTCCAGCCATTTGTTCAGAAACAGCTTCATTAACCAAAGCCTTTTCCTTCTCTACACGTAACTTATACGATGGAGAGTCAGGTTTGTAATAGGCTTCCCATGGGTCAAATGAATTTTCATCTACAATATTATCTTGAGATTTAGTTTCATTATTTTGTGCAGGCTTTCCTTCGAGTTGTTGTTGTAGTGCCTGAACCACATCTGGTCTAGATTCTAAAACAGATTGCAACTGCTGTAAAGGTTTTATTTGAGAACTTAATGCATCAAACTCAGCTTTTTGCTTATCATACATAGATTGAAATTTTCTACTTTCTTGTTCCCAATCAGTAGCATAATCAATCTGTTCTTCACTTCCTTCAGCAGTTATTTCGCTTGGAACCCTATATTGTTCTTGTTGTGGCTCTTCAGCTACTTGTTCTTGTGGTTCATTAGATACAACTTCAACATCTGGCATAGAAATATCTATACCTTTTCTGTCTTGTACTAATTTATCCTCGTAAGTATTTCCTACTTTTTCTGTTGTTTGGTCTTCCATTTTATTCCTTTCTGAATCTTCTTACTCTAACTTTGGCAATACCTTTCGATATCCTAGGTAAGACTTGACTCTATATTGTTAACCTTCAACGCCTTCTTCGGCACCCAATATGCCTTGTTCTTGCCTTTGTCCGAATCTAGCCTGCAAATCAGCTTTGTCAATTACATTTTCCAACCTATTGAGATTTTTTCTTTCTTTTTCTTTTAGCTCACCCATTACACTATCTAATCCGCTTTTGAACTTTTGAGTGATGGTTTGTTTTCTAGCATTAATCATTTCACGCTCAGAAGTTTGTAAATCACCACGCAACTTTTTAACCTCTTGTTCAAGTTGTTTAATGTATGACTGCATCTGATTCATAGTACCTTTTCGTTGCAGAACACCTTCTTTGTCGTAGATTTCAGTTTTCTTTAAAACCTCGACATCATCTACCAAGCCCAACTTGTAAGCATCTAAATACATATTGTACTCAGCCATCTTATTTGATGGTAATGTTGAACCTGATACTATCCGAATATCGTGCTGACCTAATGATATATCATTATCTATAGACTGCAATTCTTTAGACTTATCATCGTAAAGTCTGTTATTTACAGTAAATTCTGTAATGTCATTATTAGGTTGCACTATTCTAAAAGTCTTTTTAAAACTATAATGTCCTTTTGCAAAATTATAAACACATCTGCCAAGAACATCTAAGCTTCCCTCTATATCCCTTAATTTAGATCTTCCTCTTGATTCTCCCATTTCTTGCAACAAGTATGTACCTCTAGCTGTATCAGCAGCACCACTTTTAAATCCTTGTAACAACTCTGGTATACCAAAATTTAAATCTATATAATTTTCTACTCTACTAATTAATGCATAAAACTCAGAAGATAAAGCTTGGGGTGCTGGATAATGAGGTTCTCCAAACTCTGGATTAAACTCAATAACAGCATTAGGGTTTGCCCAATCTCTTTCTAGCTGACCAATATCATCAACACTACCTTCTGGAACTAAAAGTTTTAAACCAGCAGAAGCTTGTGCATGACTTAAAGTTAAAGAAAATAATTTATTAATTAGTCTTTGAGAATCCTTAACCTTATTTACATCGGACTTTGGATAAGGAGTGTTTGTCCAAATATTTGGGACTGGTATAATAGGGTATATATCAGTATTTAGCACTTGTTCATAAAGCAGTATTTGTCCAACTGTAGCCACATGTTTTATACGAGTTTGCATAACCTCGACTGCTTCAACCAGTCCCGATTCTATCAAATGAGAGTTTTCAGACAGAATCTTTTGAAAAGAATCTAAATCAACTATCTTTTCTTCTTGTGTTTCCTTATTAAATAATCTATAAAAAGGAACTTTAATTTTTTCAAATCTCTCTAGTATTTTATATTTTTCATATCCGTCAGCATCATAATCTTTAACTACATCAGGAGTAAAAGAGGATGAAGAGTTTTTTCTTTTAGATGTAGGATAATCTTCTTCATCTGTTGAGCTATCAATACTATCAATAATTTCTTCTAGCTTTGGATATAATCCTAATAACTGATCTTTTGTAAGTATAGTAGAAAGGACTATAGCTGATGCATCAGCATAATGCCTATCTCTAGATGCTGGGTCTACATAAACACGAAAAGGGCTAACACCAGTAATCTTAACATCTCCTCTACCAAAATCTGATTCTGGGTCAACATAAACATAAAAGTATCCTATGCCAGATACTGAATAGTCATGGACGACTTGTTTAAAATGTGTATTGCAGTTTGATATATCCCAAATGTATTCTAGTATAGTTCGCCAAACATTTGATAATTTATAATCAGAATCTTCTCTGGCAACTGCAGTAAACTTTGGGTTTCTTGATGTTAGTAAAGATTTTAACTTATCTACAGCAGCATAAACTCTATCTATAATAAAATCACCTTGACCAACAGATTGAAGCATTTCTGATTCTTCTGATGAGTAGTGATTTCCTAAAACAAAATCTATAGCATCTCTGGCTTCTGTATCCCAGTTTGCTCTAGCGTCTCTATACCTTCTAAATAAGTCTCTATTTCGCTGTGCTTCTTCATGCTCAGCAAATGTTTCTACGTAGTTAATAGTCGGACTCCTAAATGTATATTATATAATATAATACGTTTTATGCTTTTTGTCAAGTATTTTTTTATCTTCTTTGCCCAGTAATCCAACTTCTTAATACAGATTTTTGTTTTTTCTTTCGACTATTATTATTATCTGCTTGAAAATTATCAGAGTTAAAACTTTTACTTAAAGGTGCTCTCGCATTTACAATAGAATACCAAAGACCATCTAACAAGTCATCATTTTTTCCTTTTGGAAAGTGAAACATTTCGTCTACTAACTCTTGATGTATTTTTCTATGAAACAGTTTACCACGATTTACAATAGGACAAAGTGTAGATTCTATTCTATCTTCTTTTTTAATACCATGAGGTGGTCTAACTCCTCTAGCTATTCCAGGTGTCATCTTTCTATCGAACCCACTCATATTGTTTACAGAGTCTTTAATAATACCCTGAGCACCTACGTGCTCTACATTAACTCTTCTAACTGGATTATATTGTTTTGCGATCTCAAATATTTTTTGTGGCATTTCATACAAGGGTAAATGATCGTGATAATATTCTAATATGTAATAATTTTTCTCACTATCAATAGCTGTAACCATAATAACTTGATAGTCATTGTTTGCATTTGCTTCGTATGCCAAGTCCACACCCATATAAATATTTACTGGTATAACTTTATCTTTTGATTTTATGTAAGCTTGATTAGAGTTAGATACAAACTCATAATCGTGATGCTGTAGCTTATCAATCTTAAATTTAGCAGTAGCTAAATCTCTAGCATCATTCATATACTCTTGTGCAAACTTATGTAACTGACCTACGTTTTCATAGTCTTTACGTATTTGATTTATCTTGTCTTTACTAAAATAAGAATCCCATAAAGGCTTACCATTTTCGAGTACTCTATGAAATATAACATCCCAAGTATAAGATTCGTTTTTTTCTTGGGCTTCAAGATATCCATCGTATATAGCCTGCAATGCTGAATCGTAATGTACGATAGTGCCAATTAACCAAATGGATCCCTCGTTGCCCTTAGATTCTTCTAAAGATGGGTAGACAGTTGACATCAACCATTCTTTAATCTCTCTTCTTCTATCTGGTGTTTTTGTATTTAACTCAGATTCAAAGTCATCAAGAATAATATTTGTATATCTAGTACCTAACTCAGATCGACCACGCAATCTTTGACTAGTACCTTTTGCTATAACTCTATCTCCACGACTAGTTGTTATTTCTTTTTCAGTCCACTTATCTCCAACCATATCTCCAAAGTAATAGTGTAATGGACTGTTAAACTCAATATGATTTTTAATATACTTTAAATGATCAACAGCTTGTCCTTGCTCTTCCGATACCCAAGCAGCAAATTCTTTTTTACCTTGTGGGTTAAAATATATTTTATGAAGCAATGCAGCTTTAGCCATAGTAGATTTAGAATGACCTCTAGGTAAAACAACACAAAGTTTTCTAAGGCTTCTGTCAAGCAACTTATTACCAACCTCATAATGAAAAGGTGCTGGTGTGCTTTTCATAAAATCTTCTGGAAGAAACAGTTGACCAAAAGCTATAAGATCTTTTGATACTAAATTAAGAACTCTTTCTTTTTCAGAAAGACCGCTTGAGTTTATATTAAAATTATCTATCGTACCAGTCTCCACTTTCTATTACCCTAAATGAATTACTACGCTGCAACATCTCATCTCCAGCAACATATATCCAAACATTTTCTGTAGAACCATTATCCATTTCTACATCTGTTTTAACTCTTCTGTATAAACCAGAACTAATACCTTCATACATATCATATCTCATTAGCTCTTCAAATGTAACATCATGTACTTCAACAACTGTTCCTTTTCCTTTTTCGTTTTGTATTACAGCTGGAAAGTTTTTATGTCCTGGATATACAAGAGAGGACTTTTTTACCCTGCCAGTATTTTTAGAACCTCTTCTAAGTGTTCCATATACAGCAAGCTTTATATCTTTTTTATTACTCATTAACTCACTCCATGAACTGCTGGTAAACCAACAGAATCTATTTCTAAGTTATTATCATAAATAGTCATACAACTCATGCATTCAACATACATTTTATTTTGATCTAAATTATTTATTATATAAGCAGTAGGAAATAATTTATGCCCACATAATACACAATGACTAGACTTCAACTTCTCTGTTAGCTTCTGCAATTTGTTTAACTCCTCCTGATCCGATGGCATCTAACTGCTCCTTTGTAAATCCTTGAAAGACAGCAACTGATTCTGTTCTTTTATCTGTATCCATCATCCCACTGATTTGCATTAATGTTTTAATAGCTTGTATTTTATCTTTATCTTGAGACTCCCCATTGTCTACAATATGTTTCATTTGTTCTAGTAAATACAAAGGAGTAATCTCAGCTTCTGTAAGAACTTTATCTATTTCTTCTCTAATCAATTTTTGTATCCTTTTTGCTTTCATGAGTATTTTGGCTTGACCCTCAGCATATTTTCTATTATTGGTTGGGTATGCTTTTAAAAAAGAGTCTACTACATTATCACCTTTAGCAACAAATTGAGCAAAAAGAAACTCTCTGTGTGTTAACTTTTGTTTCCCAATTTTATGCTTCCAGACTGTTTTATCAGCCAAGCCAAAAGAGTAAAGATTTTTTCTAGGCTCTCCTTTAATTTTAATATTGTCTCTACAAAGAAATGTTCCTAATGGAGCTCTAATATAATTTTTAATTACTTTAGAATCTTTTCTATGTTTAAGTTCTCCACGTTTTAAAACCTGACAAACTTGCCCATCATCTGAAACTATCCAATCTCCCTCTTTACCATCTCTCCAATTATAAACAACATCAATATTAGGATTGTATTTCTTAAACTCTTCTATACTTTCGTATATAGGATGATTAACTTTATTAATCTTTCTGTTTATCATCTATTATATAATATAACTTATTTTATTGTTTTTGTCAAGTAGCAGATCTATATGCTACATTTGTTTTTAATGTATTTGACTTGCCTCTAATATGTGGAGAGTAGCAAGACGTACAATAGTAGACATCGTATGCACTTGCACCAGTATAGTATTTCTTTTTATGTTTTTTAATAGAATCACTACCACATACAGAACAAACATTCTTATCCATCATAACAGCTATGTTAGGATGGTTTTTAATGTAAGGTCTTAGTTTTAAATACATTTGTTCTAGCCCCATAATATCATGCTTATTATACTCTTCCATTTCTTTGAGAGCTTTTCTATCTCCATTCATACAATCAACCCAAAGCTGAAAGTCTGTTTCTAGTTTTTGTTCTAGTCCTAAAAACTTTGTAATATAATCTTGCTTGTTGGAAGTTAGGGCAAATTCTTTTCTAGCTACTTTTAATGTATCTACTGTCTTATATGGCATTGGGGGCACAAAGCCATTGCTTAGAAATCTAGCTTTTAATTTTTTAAGATCAAACTTATCTCCATTGTGAGCAATAACAATATCTGCTTCATTAAGAAGTTTCCAAACAGATTTTATTATTCGTTTGTCATTTCTTTCTTTTGCTTCTTTAGGAGTTAAGACATCACTTAAGATCTTGTCATCGTACAACCATTTAGCAGACCAGCTTAAAACATACCAGTCTATAGCTTTATTGTTATTATCTTTTATAATGTTTTGTGGATATACATATTGCTTGCCTATACTCCAAACCCACACAGCTATTGGTGTGGTCTCTATATCAAGAAAAAGTATCTTAGGCAGTTTTGCATCAAAAGCATCTGCTCTATCCATAGCAGCAGTATTGCCTTTAATAAACTGACCCTTTGCATTACGATTGCCATCTGCTTGCCAACTCACTTGCCCCAAACCTTTTCTGCAACCAACTGAGCAATCACGCCATATATTGATAAGTCTCTAAATGCATCCATGTATGTTTCATCTGATACTGCATTCTTACCACTATTTTTAATTAAAATATTTTTTAATCTATTTACTTTGTCATTCATTCGAATAACCAAAGCAATAAGAGACAACATTCTGTCGCTTTCATTTTCAAGATCTCCACCAAGCGTGATGTTGCCACTTCCATAATCATATTGTTTTTTACAAAATAATTCATACTGTTCAGTTGTTATCTCTCCAAACCTTTTCATCATTTGAGGATACATTTCTTCTATCTTCTTACGAAAAATTTGATTAGTAATCTCTCTCATTTGATTCCTTTATAATGTTATTGCTGGTACTACAACTCTAGTAAAATAATTACACTCTGTGTCTATGGTGCATTCCTTTCCTTGTCTTTTAGAATCGATACGCATAATTAGTTTGCGATCAACAGAATACATATCACACCCTAGACATCTACCATTATCCCAGTTAGCACAATGGGTGCGTGCATCTTGTTTTTTATATTTTTTCATACACTCAATATAATACAAAAAGAAAGTTTTGTCAAGTTTTATTTTTTTCTTGACAAATGCTATTAAAGTACTTATATTGTATATAGCTAAACTAGAGAAATAAATATATAATATATATATTATATATAAATTATATAAAGAAAAATAAGTTATTAACATAACTTAGAAAAAGAAAAATATATGACCTATAAAAAAATTTTACCAAAAAATTTACAGAAATGGGTTTATAATATATCAGCACCCTATAAAATAAAAACTAAAGAAAGGTTAGAAAAAAACCAAAATGAAAAAATTACTCTCTGTGTTGTTACTGTTGATTGGTTGCAGTAACCCTCCAAAAACTAAATTTTATAATTATAAAGACCTAAATGGCAAACAACATATCTTTACTACAGATATATATAAATTAAAAGAAACAGATTATCATTATTGTTATGAGCATGAGACACTACATAAGTTAGAAGTAAAGGGATATGCACAAACTACTATGATGGTAGACTCTACTGGATCAAAACATTTTTACGAGCACATGCTGGATAACTCTAATAACTGGTGTTATGTCCATAATCGATATGAATATGTAGAAGCCTTAAAAACACTTCAAGAATAACATATCCATACTTATACTAGATAAAAGTAAAAAAACTCCATATAGCAGCAAATTTGGGACAAATAGAAGTATTCTAGTTTTATAGTTATACCCATATTCTATACATACACGCTACAGTTGTAAAAATTACACTATTTTGTGTGTAGTTCTTTTTTGCACGACACCCCCCCTGCCCCGATTTGTTCGCAGCTGTCAAATTTGGTTAGAAAAAATACAACTTGCATATGTCATTTTTTTTTCTTAAATTGTACAGAGCCACGTACAAAATTATTTTATTTTTTTCTATTATACATAATCTGGACGACGGCTATTATACATAATCTGGCTTTTTGCTGCTTTTTTTTATGATCTAAAATTTACTTGGATTTACTGCTCAAATTGTCCAGGTATTTACTTGTAATTGTCCTGGTATTGACTTAATTTATTTGTATGATAACAACCAATAAAAAACAATATAAGGAAAATAATATTATGGGAAAATCTAAAATAGACACAACCTCAAACGCTACGCCTAAAAAACCACGTAGAGTAGACGCCGATTTTATAACCTCAATTCTAGAGAATTACAAAATGTTTCTAGATTTAGGGCTAAGTGATGAAGAGATTAAAATCAAAAATCCTGCATTGTATAAACAATTTCAAGAGATTCAAAATGGCGAGTTAATGGCTAAAGGCTCTAGAGCGTTTACAATGGTAGACGAATTTATGAAACAAAATCCAGACCACCCTCTAACAAAGTTTGTACAGGAAAATGGTAGACAATTCGAATTTACTAGAGAAACTGGAAAGAAGGGAGTAATTCGCATTAACGGCTCTAACGCTACAAGCTAGACCATAACTAGGTAAATTAACCCGAGTTTATTCTCGGGTTTTTTTACGTCTATTATTATTAAATTTCATAGAGGTTTTTATGTATACACCAATAAATAAATATATAGAGAAAAAGCTCGGAGATAGAGAACTTATTATCTACGAGATGGAACGCTCTATAAATCAATGGACTCTATCCTGCTCACTTGGTAGAACAATAAAATTTGATACACTAAAAGAATTGATAGAGTATTTTATTATGATGAGAGGAATTCACGTAGACTTAAATCAAGACGTAGAGATATATGACGTAAATAGAAAGATAAGATATAGAGAGATACATCATATGCTACGACATTTTGATATAGCCAGAGAAGCTGAAGAGATACGCATACGTAATAGAATACGCAAACATAGAGCGACTGGTGTCAAGAGAATAATGCCAGTCTCTAAGATAGACCCACGTCTTACCAGACCAATCCTCAGAGAGGAAAAGAGTTGGTAGACAATCAATCAACATAGAGAGGAGTTATTAATATGGCTGAAAGTGTGAGAGTAATGGATGCTCTAACTGATGCTCAACAGAGAGTTATACATTTAGAGAGTCAAGTCAAATATCTACAAGAAAAACTATCTGAAGCTAATAAGTCTACATATCAAAGATTCAAAGACTATATCAAAGATAGAATAGATAGATGGTAGAGAGGATAGCTATATGAAATACATATGTCCACATAGTAGAAAGTGGCAACTGGTAGAATGGTACGTCAAATACTTTAATACGTCTAAAAGAGATGGTAACTCTAAGACAAAGAAACAACTCTATGCTATATGGTATAGAGAGAAAGAGAGAAACGTCTATGAAAAAAGATAAGATTGTAGAAGCTGAACTTAATAATCTATTAATATGGGTAATGGCTGTTAAACATAGTAAGAAAGACTATCTAAGTTCTCATATTAGACATAAAGATAAAGAGAAAGAGATGTTTGGAGAAAATCAACCTATATGTTCTCAAAGAGAGTATAAGAAATGTTGCGACCCAATAATTAATAAGATGTGTGGTTCTATAGAAGCTCTCACAGAGATAGAAGAAGAGATAAAGAAAAGAGCTGAGTAATGAAAGAGAAGATAGACCCTAGAATAACTAATCTAATAAAAGCATACGAGAAGACTTTAGACAATATAGATCTGGATATAGAGAGAACTAAAGAACAGATAGAGAAAGAAATGAAGCTAGAAAAAGCAATGGGTAGAGAATCCAGAGTATCTTTAGGATGGGTAGAAGCCTTAGAGTATGTATTAGTTTTAACTAAAAGAGAAAGAACACAAGGAGAAAAGATAATATGCTAGAATCAATTAAGCATCTACTAGGACTATGTGGAGAGCCACATGGTCTAGCACATATGCTATACGCATTAGGTGGTCTACTAGGTACAATATGCTATGGCATGATCAAGAGAGTATTATGGTGGATAGAAGATAACGTATGGATATAAAAAGATTTATAAAGAATTACCTACAGAGAGAGGTAGTAGTATAGATGAAAAACAAGCAACCAAGAATATTATCGAGAGGAGTATGCCTATGAGATAGTATTCTACAATCAAAAGGAAGGAGAATATATGTGTGGTATATTTGGTTATGCAAAGCAGAGTAATGCACAGACAGACCAACAGATGGAGACCATAAACGTAGTTCTAAAGAATCTAGCTAGAGAATCAGAAGTCAGAGGTACAGATTCTACTGGTATAGCAGTTATTAACGAGAATAAGAATCCTCAGGTATTCAAGTCTCTAAAGAAAGCTAGTAATCTAGTTAAGAACAGACACTATGGAAAGATTCAAGAGCATATTGACAAAGAGACAGCGATAGTTCTAGGTCATACTAGATACGCTACTCATGGTACAGTATCTCTAAAGAATGCTCATCCATTTAGTTTTAACTCTATCATTGGTACTCACAATGGTGTAATATACAACCATGAGGATGTCTCAGCATCTCTTAAGAGAGTGTATGAGGTAGACTCACAAGCTGTGTTTGCTCTATTTGACCAGAATAGTAACTTACAAGAATGTCTAGATAAAATGTATGGAGACTACGCATTAGCATGGAATAAAGATAACAAGAACACCTTGTATCTATTGAGAGAAAAAGGTAGACCATGCCACTACGTATACTGGAGTGAAGCTAGAGTTATGTTCTACGCATCTACTAAAGAGATACTAGAACAAGCTATACAGAAAAGCACTATGAGTAAACGTATAGACAAGCATACGATTGAAGTATATAATCACTTGCTAGATCTATATACGTCTGAGATACATACACTAGATGTGGATAAGTTATACACATTTGATACACATAAGTTTACAGACGAGTTAGTATACGAGACTAAAGACTATATCACAAACTCTATATCATATAACTACGTAAATAGTAGAAGTGCCTGGAATTATGGTGGCTATGGTAGCTATGGATATAACACTTGCGATGTAGATGATTATATGCTAGACGAGATTAGTTGTGATGGATGCAATGAGAAGACTCAGTACATGGATATAATCTACAACGAAGATACTAAAGAGTATGTATGCTATGATTGTGAATACAAAGAGAATCCAAAACTAAACGTAGACGAAGCTTATATGGAAGGTATAGAGTGTGGCGACTGCAAGTCTTACGATGACAACATATATAAAGTCAAAGACAATTATATATGTGAAGATTGTTATGTCAAGGGAGACTTATTTAGAGAGGAGGGTTATGAAGATGGACAGCAAGCTTTTCTCTCATAAGAAGGTAGCTATGATAGTTGGTATAGAAGATAGTATTAGATACCGTACTAAACTACAAGCTATGAAGAAGCTATACAAGAAAGCTAAGAACAATCCATTTACAGATACAGAATCGTTTGATAGTTACATGAAGTTCATAGCTAACAAGATCAGAGAAGGTACAAGCGTAGAAGTTCAATCAGTAGAGCCAGAGGAGATATTCGATACATTGAAGAAGATAGGTTGGCTTAGAGAGAGAAGCTACGCTAGTTTCTATATGATTACTACTAACAAAGCAATAGCTTAGGAGGTATGTATGCCAGGTAGAATAAATACTAGAAGGATAGAAACCTTTGAATGTGATTGCTGTAGCGATACATATACAAAGACTAGTATCGAAGCTAGAAAGCAAGAGAGAGAAGGTACCTTAGAGCATTCTATAAGACAAGCAATGGGCGTTGATGTATACGACCAACCACGTTGGTCTATAATATGTAATGTCTGTTACAATGATGTTATAGAAACATGCTATGATTGCTCTTCTCAGTTAGAGAGAGGTGGTACAAATACTTTCTACTCTGAAGATGGAGATTCATTCTGTGAAGATTGTTACTATGAACATTATGGACATTGCGATGATTGTGGAGAAGAATGTCATAGAGACTATATGATATACAGAGAAAGCAGAGAAGAGACATACTGTGAGAACTGCGATCCTGGAGATGGAGATGATGTAGACCTATGGAGTTTCAATAGAACAAATAAGATAGAGTCTACAATACCAGAGGCAGAATCACGTAGGTTTGTAGGTATTGAGATAGAGTGTTTAGTTGACGATTCAGAATGGTGGAATTATCATGATGGTTATCCAGAGACATTCAGAGCTGTTAGTGATAGTTCTATAGAAAGAGGAGGAGAAGAAAGTGCAGTAGAGTTTGTACATAGAGCACCGATACAAGGTAGAAGACTCAAGAGGTCTATAGTTTCTATGTGCGATTATCTATCAGATAACAACTTCTTTGTTAATAGAAGCTGTGGTCTACACGTACACGTTGATGCTGCAGATATGGGTTACAGAGACCTTAAGTGGACTTTACTACTAGGTAAGTCTATTCAAGATATTATCTATAAGATGATGCCAATGTCTAGACGAGATGGTAGATGGGCTAAGAGAATACCTATGAGTAGAGAGAGTATACTTAATATCTGTGATGACCATGACTTTGTAGACTCATGGTACTCAGCCTGGGGTGTAGAGCCTAGCTACGAGAAGTACAATCACTCTAGATATTGTGGTATGAATATGCACTCTAGGATTATCAATGGCTCTATTGAGTTTAGGTATCACTCTGGTACTATCAATAGAAACAAGATAATAAACTGGATTACTATATGCCAAGCGATAGTAGATACTGGTAGACTTCTAGGTATGTATGGAGAGACTAAACATATTACTAATATTCCACAAGAGTATCAGTATATAAAGATATTAGCTAACCAGATCTCTGATAGAAACCTAACCTATGGAGAGTTTTGTAAGTATCTTAGATTACCTCTTGAGGTAAAGCAATACGCTAGAAAGAGACTAACTAAGTTCTACAGCTCTGACTACAGAGAAGACTACGAGACTATGCATTTCTACGTATAACAGAAAGGAGGTGTCTATCAAGACATTTGAAACACTAGATAGATTATATGAATCTATAGAGGATTTAGCAAATATATTCTATAAAGAAAATAATTTATCTAAAACACCAGATGGAAAATTACTTCTCCTTCTCAATCAGACTCTTAATAAAGATGTTAATAAGTCTATTAAAAAAGTTATAGATACTTATACAGAATTAAAGAACATTAGAGAAGAGTAGTAATATAAATATATAAGTATATAATTATATATATATAGACCCAACCATTGTCTACAATATACGGAGTTTAGTAAAGTTTGTCAAGGAAAAAAATATCTTGATATGAAATATTTTTCTTTTTATATTGTAGGCATGAGAAAGGATAACATATGCCAGCTATAGGATTTAAATATCCAGAGGGAGATACTATAACATTTGAAGATGCTCTAGAGAATAATAAGCTAGACATTAATAGAATGGGTGTGTATCCTACAGCTCTAAGAGAGATGGCTAAACAGAGAGATCCAGATAGAAAACCATCTGTTACAGAGCTACTCAATGGCACTTGCCAATCCTACTTACAGAGAACTACAGAATATTATCTAGACCCACAAGACCTAGCATTTTCTCTAGCAGGTACTCTACATCATAATAAGTTAGAGAGTAACGCTGATGAGACAGATGCTGAGATAAATGTAGAGGGATTAGATATAACTGGTATTGTAGATTTGTATGACAGTCAGACAAAGTCTTTAATAGATTATAAGAATACTGGCTCTTACAAAGCTGCTCAAGTACTAGGTATGGAGTTCTTCTTAGAAGATGACCCTAGTGGTGCTGTTTATCTAAGAAGTGGTAAGTGGGGAAAGAAAGGCTCTCCAAAGAAAGTAAAGAGATTCTGGTCTAATCCAGAGAAAGCAGATTTTGGAGACTGGTCTTGGCAGATTAACATGTATAGATATATGTTAGAGTCTACTGGAAAGCAAGTAGATAGCATGTATGTACAGATGACAGTTAGAGATGGTGGCATACTTGCAGCGAGAGACAGAGGTATAGACAGAAATATATATCTAGTTGAAGTGCCATACATACACAACGATCACTTACTAGAGTACTATAGAGACAAAAGAGATAGACTATTAGATGCTTTAGAGAGTAAGGTAACTCCAGAGAAGTGTAATGAAAGAGAAACGTGGGATGGTATGAAGTGTAAGAAGTATTGTGAAGTTAGACATCATTGTCCACACGTAGACAATCGAGACATACTAGAAGGGAAATAATATGAAAAGCAACATATTTGAAACATTAGATAAGATAGATGTCTCTACTCATACAGAGAAGAAAGGACAGTTCAACTATCTAAGTTGGGCATGGGCAGTAAGAGAGCTACTTAGAGTGGCTCCAGAGGCTACCTGGACTGTACATGAGTGGGGATTAGAGGGTAATAAACAACCCTATATGCAGACAGAAGCAGGGTGCTTTGTAAAAGTATCTGTCTCTGTAAACAATATTGTTAGAGAACAAGTTCATCCAGTTCTTGACAATAGAAACCAACCTATTAAAAAGCCAAACGCTTTCCAAGTAAATACATCTATACAAAGATGTCTAGCAAAAGCAATAGCTCTACATGGTTTAGGATTGTATATATTTGCTGGAGAAGATTTACCAGATACTAGGCTAGAGGATGATAGTGTAAGAACACTAACTGATCTAGCAGAGAAAACTGGAGATGCAGATATAATGCAGAAGATAGATGAGAGTATAGCTAGTGGTAAGATTAACAAAACTAATATAGCAGCTTATGAAGCTAGGCTACATAAATTAATAGACAACCCAAAGGAAGAAGGTTAAATGAGTAACGTAGATACAATACTAGATAAGAGTACATCTGAAGCATACTACGATCCATCTATGGATTTTTCTGGTCTAATGCCAGAAGGAATGTATAAGGCGTATGCTACGGATTTAGTAATTAAAGAGAACATAGTTATTAAGAATAAATATATATCTGATATATATGAAGTTAAGTTTGAGATAGCACCAGAGAACAAAGAGAACACTTACGAAGATAATGGTAATGAGATTAGTGGTAAGACTTTCGTAGGTAAAGAGGTACGCTCCAAAGGTTTTTTTAGATTTAAAAAACCAGATAAGACTACTCATCCTAACTTAGAAGAAAATAGTGGATCAAATAAATCTTATATGGAATTAATACAATCTTTTGGAGTGGTATCAGAGCCAGATAATGAGGGTAGATACTTCTTACCTAATGTAGACGAGAGCGATGTCGTAGGTATGCCAGTTGAGATAGAGGTAAAGCATAACGAATGGACAAACAGTGAGGGAGAGAAAGTTAAGACTCCAAAAGCTGTAGCTATATTTAGATGGGAAGGTCAAGCTAAGAAAGATTTAACAGAAGATTTGCCTTTCTAGTTGGTTGTTTGACTAGGGGAACGGGGTGTGAGGCTCTCTTCTTGCACCCCACTTGGAGAAAATTATGTATTACAAAAAATCATATTATAGCGTAGGGCATTTAATACTGCCTTTTCTTATACTTTGGTATTTAATACCAGCAACGTAGGAGAATATATGGATACACACAATATTAATAGTGCTTTATCTACCGTAATGTCTTTAAATGGAATAAAAGATATAAAGAAAGTAAACATCAAGAGATCTTCAGAAACTGGAGAGCACTACATAAATTTTACAGACCAATCTGATAGACAGTTTACACTTAAGGTAGATATACACCATGAGGAGATGATAAGAGATGAATAGAATAACTATGGCAGAAGCATCAGAGATAAATCCAGATAATATATTAGATATAGAATCTTTGATGATAGAAAAAGGTAGTAGTACTACCAATGACGATATAAGGAACTTTATAAAATTTATATGCACCAAAGCCGAAGAAAGAGGATTGGTAGTTAGAAGAAAGGATAGAGATAATGGAAGTAGCGAAGTGGGTGGAGATAGAAGAGGAGATGTCAAATCTGATGGGATGGGATCAGGCGATAGATGAAATGGTTGAAATCAAAAGAGAAGTCGCTCCAAAAAAGCCAATCTATGAACTCTCTCCAAGAGAAGATAAGCTACTATTGTTCAAGCTTAGACAGAGATACGAAGGATATAGAGAGTATAAAGAGAAACTTGAACTTGAAAAATCATCTATTTGAAGAATTAAGAGAAATAGTGGAGAGGAGATATTAGATAATAATAACTTGTATGTGTACAAATGAATTATATAATTGATCTGGTTGGCACCAATCTCCACTAAAAAATTATGAAAAAAAGAAAAAACAAACCTACAATAAAAGAGATTCAGCTAGACTTGCAGACTGTG